AGAACGACGTGGAGCTGACCCATGCGCTGTTCCACACCTACATGAACATGGGCTTCCCCAAGCAAGAGCTCAAGCTGATCGACCTGACGCTGCGCATGTTCATCGAGCCGGTGCTGGAGCTGGACAAGGGGCTGCTGGTCAGCCACCTCAGCGAGGTACGGTCACGCAAGCTGGCGCTGCTGGAGACGGTGCGTGACAACATGCTGCGCGACGCCGACCCCGAGTACGTCCAGACCGTGTTCAGCGAGGGCACCGAGGGCATCAAGAAGCTGCTCATGTCGAACGACCGCTTTGCTGTCGCCCTGCAGAGTCTGGGCGTGGACCCTCCGCGCAAGATCAGCCCCACCACCGGCAAGGAGGCATGGGCGTTCGCCAAGACCGACGAGGCGTTCAAGGCACTGGAGGAGCACCCCAACGAGGACGTGCAGGCGCTGGTGGCAGCCCGTCTTGGGAACAAGACGACTCTGGAGGAAACCCGCACGGAGCGGTTCATCGGTATGTCCACGCGAGGTGCGTTCCCCATACCCCTGCGTTATTACGGCGCACACTCGGGGCGCTGGTCTGGAGAACAGTCTGTCAACATGCAGAACCTCCCGAGCCGCGGGGCTAACGCAGGCAAGATCAAGAAGGCCATCAAGGCGCCACCGGGCTATGTGGTGATCGACTGCGACTCCGCGCAAATCGAAGCCCGTGTGCTTGCATGGCTGGCCGGGCAGGATGACCTCGTGCAGGCGTTCCGTGACAAGCAGGACGTGTACAAGCTGATGGCGCACAAGACATACAACGTGCCAGTCGATCAGATAGACAAGACGCAACGCCAAGTAGGTAAGACGGTAGTTTTGGGCGCGGGCTACGGGGTCGGCCACGTTAAGCTGCAGGGTTTCCTCAAGACGCAAGCTGGCGTGGAAGTCTCCTTGGAAGAAGCTAAGCGCATCATCGACACGTACCGCATCGCGTCGTACAAGATCGCCGAGCTGTGGAAGCGCTCGGGCGAGGGGCTTCGTGCCCTGCTGTACGGCACCGAGATGCAGATCGACGCACAGGGGCTGGTGCGAGCCGTGCCCGGCAAGGGGCTATCGCTGCCCAACGGGCTGTTCATCCAGTACCCCGGCCTGCGGGCGTCGCGCAACGACGAGGGCAAAGCAGAGCTTGTCTACACATCTAAGGGGTTGCCCGTACGTATATACGGAGGCAAATGCGTGGAGAACTATACCCAGGCGATTGCACGGTGTATTGTTGCCGAGCAGATGCTGCGTATCTCTAAGCGATACAGGCCGGTACTAACGGTGCACGATGCGGTCGCAGTTGTAGCCCCCGAGCGCGAGGCCGAGGAGGCGCAAGCCTTCGTCGAGGAGTGCATGAGCTGGAACCCCAAGTGGGCCACGGGTCTGCCGTTGGCGTGCGAATCCGGGGTTGGCGTGAGCTACGGTGACTGCTAAACTGGGCCCTTTTAAGGAATCCCATGAAACTGACCCACTCGTATAGTTCAATCAAACAGTTCGACAACTGCGCTAGGCAGTACCACGAAGTTAGGATTCTCCGTAAATTCAAACAGGTAGAGACGGAGGCAGCGTTGTATGGAACCGAGGTGCACAAGGCCCTCGAACTGTACTTGATGGACGGCACGCCTATCCCGGATAAGTTCGCGCAGTTCAAGCCCTACGCCGACAGCATTGCCAAGGCCAAGGGCGACCGGTTCTGCGAGCTCAAGATGGGCATCCGCGCCGACTTCACCCCGTGCGAGTTCTTCGACAAGGACGTGTGGTTCCGCGGCGTGCCTGACGTTCTGATCGTCAACGGAACCACCGCCCGAGTGGGGGACTGGAAAACGGGGAAATCTAGCCGTTATGCTGACCCAGACCAGCTTGAACTTATGGCAGCCATGGTGATGAGCCACTATCCGAACGTGCAGCGCGTCAAGGGCGCCCTGATCTTCTTGGTGGCCAAGGACATCGTCATGGCGGACTATACGCGGGACCAGTTTGCTGCCATCATGTCGAAGTGGGCGGGCAAGGCGTCGCGCATTGAGGACGCACTCGAAAAGGGTGTGTGGAACCCCCGCAAGGGGCCCCTTTG